ACGACTACCAATGACTTCTTGTCTTTCATTTCATACTCCTTAACAATACGGTTTGCCCACGTTCTGCCAACATCACCACCCCAAAGATTCCATGCTTGTTTTCCCTTGCCATATTCATCCCATGTACTTCCTTGTTTATCGACTTCGTGTCTGTCGAAGTAGGAAACCATGCGATAAATCGTTTCAATGCTGATTGGTCTGCGATTGGCAAGTTGGTTTGCACGGGCAATCCCAATCGTAGTTCCACCACGTTGACTTGGTGGTTTGGATTGGCGCACCTGCAACGCTTCCTTTGCAACATCAGCCACTTCTTGCGGTGGTACGTATGTTGGCATCAAAACATCCTCTCTATGGTGGTCTTCAACACTTGCTCAACAACACCGCTTGACATAACTTCCCTTGCCATTGCGGTTGCGGTTTTCCAACGATTACGATGGATTTCCGCTTGTTTGTCGCCAATCACATACCGATGGTAGGTAGCGGTGTTAGTTAGGTACACACTTTGTGGTGACTTCACTAATCGAAACGAACGGTTCATTCGTTGTGAATTGGCAGATATACCACGTCGGTATGGAACGTCAATGCTCCCGTTGCGGATAGACATCATAACAAACTTGCGTTGACGTTCCGATTTGAAACGCATCTTGCCCCGTGGTGGCGGTGGTGGTTTTTGCGATTGTAACTTGTGCATAGTTTCAGTTGCCACTGCTACCAATGTTGGTTCTACAACATGCTTGGAAAGCCCTCGTAGGTTGCTCAACAAGTGCTTTGGTATAGTCACTGTAACATTCATCGTACAATCCTTATTGACACGTCACAACGGCAACGTGGGTGCGCAGGTGCGCCATCAGGGTATTTCTCACTCCACACATCATCTGTCTTGCCGTTCAACGGATAACAGATTGGGCAACGCTTCACAATTTCATCGTTTTCGGTATTCCATACCCGAACCGTTTTCACCCCAAAGTCAGCCAAGTAATTACTATAGACCGTAGTAGCCATTGAAGCGGAACGTGTGTACTCTGTTACCGCAATCATTTCAGCACGTCGCTTCCCAAATGCAGGTGACAGTAATGCAACAAGTTGCTCGTTGGTGTACCCACCAGAAAGTCGCGCCTTGTCAATAATCTGCTTAACCAATGCGTAGGTGGTATCTGTCATTCCCTTAATCATTTTTGGCATGTACGCATCAATTTGCTCGTTAATCAACGTGGCTTCCAACGCATCATCAATGTCAATGGTGTAGCGGTCTTGCAATTCCGATAACCGATTAAACGCTCGCTGATACAGTAGTGGTCGCATTACCACTTCCAATTCATCAAACAGTGCGTCATCTTCTTGCACCGAACCAGAAGAAATCATGGGAATCACATTGGCAATAAAGTCATCACCAATGGACTTCAATGTCGCAACAACAGCGTTATACAGTGGTCGCTCTGATTCACTAATGCTTGCTTTCAGAGAGTCAAACAAATGCTTGACATCGTGGGAGTCTTTACATAACTGAAGATTGTACGAAATCCACGCATGGTCTTCAGCATCAATTTCTTCACTCACGAAAACAAAGTCCATTGACTTTCCAGCATTGATTTGACGCTCTGCTTTCTTGCGCCACAACTTGTATGAACGTGGCAGTGGTTTGTCTACTTCTGATTCAACCACTTCCTCTGTTACGCTTGCGACTTCTACTTCCCGTGGTGGTTCTTCAACGTACACATCTTCGCTTACACTTGGTGGCAACACTGTTTGCGGTGTAATCTCGTAATCGAAACCAAGAATAATCATGGCATCTTTCAGTGGTACACCAGCGTCAGTAAGTAACTTCAATGACGATGCACGCTGATTTTCATCTTCTTGCATCACGTCCAACGCTTCAGGTTGGAATGTCAGGCGATACCCCAATTCAGATAACAGTTGGTCGTTGATGTTGTACTCATACAGTGGTATACGTGGAATAACGGTTTCTCGCCAAAACGACTTTCTGTCGGATTCAGCAGTAGCATAGTTGGCAGCACTCGCCTCCAACATAGTTCGTGGTACTCCAAGTGCCATTGAAATAGACTTCACGGTGTTGTCATACAATTCAGGCAACATCAAATCTTTCAATGGTGGTGTAATCACCGTGGTCTTAATGTCACCCCCACGGATAAAGACAGTTCGGAATGAATTGATAAGCCCTGTAACTTTGCTTCGCCAATCGTTTTCGAACCGTTGCGCTTCCGCTTGTGTCACGTCAGATGGCATTGACATGATAGTGATTGGTTGCGCACCATGCTCGAAGAACGCACTGTTAAAGCGTTCCAAGTAGTAATTCAGTTGCGCTGATTGTTGCGCTACTTCGGCAGGTGCTAAACCACTTTTTACTTCATCGGTGAAACTTGGTTCACGGAAGTAGACAATGTCTTCACTTGTGAACGTCCACTTGTTTGCACCAACGACTTGCTCAAAGCGGAATGATGCAAGTGGATTCATTGGGTCATAATCCTGCTGATTGTAATGCACACGCATTGTCAGTGGATTCAATACACGGAATCCCAACAGGATTTTGCCACGCTTTAATCGCAACCAAAATGCTGCTCCCGTCAACAGTAGACTCCGTTCGGTATCACGAATCAATGACGGCAACGGTGTGGTAAAGTGCCAATCACTCTCTTCACCATTGCGTTCGACTTTGAACGGTACACTACTGATTGCATCACATCGTAAATTGACAGCACGATACACAACAGGGTTGCGCTCGTAAGCGTCAATCGTTCCTGCCAACTTACCATCTGTTTTCAGTTGGTCTACCCAATACGGTAATGATTGTATTGGCATCTACATAATCCCCCAATCTAACTTGCGTTGCGAAATCATTCCCAATGCTCCCGAAACAGAATCAACCATGTCATCGTGAATCCCATTTGGGAATGACGCTACTTCATCTAGGAACATACGATTCCAATTCTTATCGTACTGTAGTGCAACCAATCCTTGTTCTGCTTTGGCAGACCACGGCATTGCACGGGTTTTTTTATCTTTGTCTACCCGTACTCCTCGCAGGGTGATGTTGGCAATTTCGGGCAATCTTCGCAATTCTTGAATAGCCGCATATCCACTAACGGCTTCTTCAATGCCAACAATTGTGTCAGGTTCTTGCAACATCGTTTGCACAATCAACCGCTTGACTTCGGGGTATTCAGACTTGGTGCGAATTACATCCCTTACATATAGTATACCCCTACTGTCTAATGCTACTGATGCACTTGCGGTGTAGTCGCTTGACTGTTTTGTTGTCATTGCCAAATCCCAATATCTATACCACTGTAAGTCAGTTGGTATTTCTTCGGTGATAGTGAACCACGAACGGTTGAACATCATACCAGATGGGTTAATGAACTCGCCCAAACCCTCTTGCCGAAACATTTCCTCTGTCATTTGGCTACGCAACGCTTCGACATACGATGGTGGTACAAAGACGTTGTCAGCGGTTGGGCTACGGATAATGGCAAATTGTTCAGGGTCGCCGTTATGCCACAATTCATATACCCAATCCATACCATTGGGTGTAGTAGTTGCGAACACTTTCATTGGTGATGCACGCCGTGTTCCAAGTGCAACTGTCCACACTTCTTTCTTACAGTATGCCATTTCGTCAAACCACAACCACCCAACGTTGTTACCACGGATTCTGTCAACGTGTTCGGCACTACGGAAAAATATCTTGCGATTACCCAACAGCGTCATTTCGTAGTGTGTTGCGTTCCAACTTTCTAGGATGTTTGCACGTTGCGCCAATTCCAACAGTGTTGCGATTGCGCCGTCACGCAACATCATATACGTTGGTGCGATTACCATACCACGACTATTGGCAGGCATACGCAACGCTTCAACAGCACCACCACGGGTCTTACCAGAACCACGACCACCGACAAACAATCGGTATTCAGCAGGGCAAGTCCAAAACTCGTATTGCGCTTTTGTTGCATTACTATGCTTAACTGTCCGAAGTACTGTCCTTGGTTTCTTGTTGCGGTATGCTGATGTCAATGACATAATCCCCAACCACTTCCTGTTTGACTTCGTATCGTTCCCGATACACTTCGGGCTTCAATGACTTTAACAAAAACTCCAACAACTTATCAGAACCACCCAATGCACGATTACGGGCTTCTTGCTCTAATAATCCCACTGCATACTCCGTTGCAACATCAAAGTCTTCTGCAAAGTCCTCATCCCGTAACCATATAGTGATTTGCCGTGGGTGAAGTCCGACAATATTGCACGCCAATATAGAATTACCACATTCAGAGTAGACTGCCAGGAATGCTCGCTTTAGACCTGTCGATTTCATCCAAGTCTGATACGATTTCCCGTCTTCAATGGGTCGTACTTTGGTGGTGCGATTTTTGGGCGTTCCATCTTTGTGTACCACCTTACTCATCCCAGCCTCATCAAGCGTTTCATGTTCGTGCAGTGGTTTGTGCATTGCGCTTTTGGGCAACGCTAATTCTTTTAGTGGTGGTGCTTTACTTCTTGGTTTACGCATACGTACTCGCTTGTTCATTTTCACGGCAACGTTTGAAGTCCAAGTATCGTGCTGCTTCTGTCAGGTTGCGCATCACCGTCATTGAACCATCAGGGTCAAAGACGATTGCACCACACCCACTATGTTGCGGTGGTGGCAATCCTAATTCATCACCATAGGAATCAACCACTTTGTACGTACCTGTCAGCACTGCAATACGGTCACGTTGACGTACCACGAAGTCACGGAATAGTGTACCGATATGGGTATGTCCGCCAACGTATATGTCCGCATCAATATCCTTACTTGCACGCTCCATACCATGCGTAGGGTTCAGGATTGATGTACCACGCCACTTATGACGAACGGCAATGGTCTTACTGTTACTTCCCCAAAGCAGCCGAAATATCACTTCGTTTGCATCGTACATGGCAAATGGTGGACTGATATGCTTTAGGTAATCAATCCCTGCCATCTTCTTTGTCCAATTATCGTGATTCCCTGCTACTACACCTATTAGTTTTGGTTGTATGGTCGTAATCCACGCTTGGAACAATGCCATCTCGCTGTCGAACGGTATGGATTGCCCTCGTTGCAAAGATTGTAACTTT